TCATCAATCCAGGCCTTGCGATTCTCGGACTCTGCTTCTTCCGACAGCTTGAAGTGCTCAAGCGCCTCGGCAAGTGTGTCTTTGTCGCTCATCAGCCCATCCAAGAAATGATTTGTGGTGCAGCCTTTCTGGCTGCCTGCGGTTCCTCATACGCCACACACATCAGCCCGAAGCTGTCTGCGCTGTGGCTTGACCAGTCGTGCTCCGGCCCCAGGCCAATGCCGCGCTGCTCGTCGCGCTTTTCGTGGTACCAGCCAAGGGCATCGCGCCCGCCTTCGGTCGTTGATTCGTTGAACCAGATCGACGGGAACAGCCTGCGGGCGGCTTCGACGCGCATCTTTGCTGCGCCCTTGCCCTGATTCGGAATCACCGTGACCGTGTACCCAGCTTCCCGCAGGAATGAGGCATACGAAACATCGTTCACCTTGTCTTGCGTGTCGCCGTCATGGGGCAGCCAGATTTGCGCCTTGTCTGGCGTGTAGCCCTGCTCCCGAAGCCATCCGACATGCGTTGCCGCTGGCTGGCCCACTGCTTCATAGTGGTTCAGCACGCGGATTTCCTTGCCGATGAACTGCGCCGCCCACATCGTGAATGCGTCAGCCCTTGCGCCCGTCCCGCCGATGTCGCAGAAAATGCGAATGGTCATCAGCGGGTCAGCAGCCACACGACCGATGCGGTTTTGCTCCTTGGCGAGAACAAGGTCTTTGGCCCAGTAGGCGCCCTCGTTCACCACCATGTAATCGCCTTCCCAGATGTGGCCGTACTGTTCAGGGCGCTCCTGCATGTCTTTCTGCCGGTCGCGCTCCAGCTTGGCCGGGAACTTGGGGTTATCGCGCCAGTTGATGACGCAGCCCTTTGTGTTTGTGTCCTGGCTGAAACGAAAACGGCCCTCAACCGGGGCCGTCTTTCTCTTTGGGTTCCATGTCACCCACAACTCCGCGTTCCAGTCCGATCCTTCCTCTCGGAGCGTTGGAATCAGCGTGATCCACGCTTCCTCCGTCACAGGCTCGGCCTCGTCCACCCAGCACAGCAGCAATCGGCCCTTGGACTTAATCGATGCGATGTTGCGATCCAGGCCAGCAAACGTGAAACTGATTCGCCCATCCTTCGACCGGATGAACTTCTCGCCTATCTCGTAATACGCCTTGAGGAAAGGCTCGTCCTCAATGGCCCGCTTCACTTCCTCCAAGCTGGAATCTTCCAGCGAGTTCATGAACTGGCGCGCGCACAGAATGATTCCACTGATGCCCTGCATGCCGTAGATGTAGCCGCGCACTGCAGCCATCTTGGCGAATGAGCGGGTCTTTGCCGACCCACGACCACCACAAGCCCATCTCACGTCAGCACGGCCAGAGAACACGGGCCGCAGCTTCTTGGGCAGCTCAATCCGAGCCGTCGCCATTCATGTCCACCAGCTCAATGCGGGTGATGGTTTCCATCGGGCCGCCGTCTTTGCCGGTGTGCTCTACTCGCCCCAACTTCGGCGCGGCGAACTCTGCCAACTTCGCCAGCAGATCAAGCGCCTTTGCAGGGTCTGCTTTGTTCTCGCCGTGGCCCTCGGCAACTTGAGTGATCCATGTGCCAACGTTGTCTGCGTTGTCCTCAAGCAGCTTGCGGACGGTCTCGCGGAACTCTGTGGTTACCTTGTTCGGCACGCCCTTAGGACGTCCGGGCCCAGCGCCCATCGCGGCTGCGCCGGTCGGTTTGCGCTTGGTTTTTTTTTCCATTGCTCGGGTTCCTGTTCGGATTGTCCGAATTACTCGTTGCAGCATGTTGGTCGGGCGCGGGGCTCGATGCCGTGGCGCTATGTGCCGGGAGGGTGTTGGATCGGCCCCGCAAACGAAAAAGCCCCACGCGGCGAACCGGGCGGGGCTTGAATCAGCTTCATTTTCAGGCGGCTAACCCTGCGCAAGCAGGGTAGTCCTAATGCCAATGCTGACTTATGGAGCGCAATATGCCACATAAATCGAGAGTGCGCAACATTTATTTATGCCGCGATGCTATGTACTCATCCAACAGCCTGCGCATCCACTTCGGCCCGCCCAGCTCCAGCCAGGCTTCACGCTGGGCTTGTGTGTCGGGGCGCCAAGACACCGGGGCGGGCCGTGGCGGGGCCGGGGGGCGGCCCGCCCCTTCTCGTTTGCCGCCTCTCATGCTGTTTGAAACTGAAAGCTGCGGGCATACAGTCCATGGCACCGCGCGGCGTACTCCAGCCCCTTTGTGATGATGATGGCATATTGCTTCACCATTTCAGCTGACGGCTTTCCGTTGCCACTGTAGCGCTTTTTGTCTTTTGCAATCAATTTGACAAAGCAATCAGCGCCAATTGTTCCAATCTCCACAGTCTTCACGCCCAGTTTCAACGGGCGCCCGCAGTGCTCACAGTTGCATTCTTGTGTGTAGCCGTTAATTGTGATGATGTTGGTGGTGGTCATTCTGTCTGCTCCGTTGCGTTGTTGATGGCTCAATTGTAGCGCAACAATCAAACAATGCAAGCAAAATCACAATTTATTTTGTAACATCGCCCTGCCAGCCTCCACCAGATCAGCCAACCCTTGTTTGCTCACCCCCAGCGAGCGAGCCATTGCCGCCGGGTCGCGTCGGTACACGTACCACCACCGCACGGCCTCGCGGTGCTTTTCTGGCAGGGCATAGACAGCCTTCTCCATCAGCGCCGCGTCTATGGTGTCCACTGGTGTGCCGATGCGCGGGGATGCTTCCCATTGCCTGGACTTGCTCTGGTACATGCGGAACATCGGGGCAACCTGCCAGCCATGCGGGCGAACGATCACCCACCTGCGCCAGTTCTCCAGCCGTGCATGGATGGCCTGGTGGCGGTCTTGGACGTGGTTGTAGTCAACGATTTCAGTGACGCGCATCAGCATGTTCTCCCTTTCAGTTCTTTGAGCTTGGCCCGGTAGGTGTCCCGGATGGCTATTAGCTCTTCGCGTGTCCATTTGTGCGGGGTGTTGTCGGACTCCAGCGCTTCCACGCGTGAAGGGCCGATGCGCTGCAACAGGCGAATGCGGTAATCCACGGCCATTCCTGCGCCCCACTGGTTGCACTTGACGCACTGGGCATGGCAGTTGTCCGGGTGGAAACGCAGGTGAGACGCGCTACCTGTGCTGCGGTAATGTCCAGCGTCCCGGCCTGCGTGCAAGGTGGACATGTCAGGCGGCGGCGCATCGCAGGAAATGCAGGGCTGTGCGGCATCGCGGGCGCGCACCCATGCATTGAATGCAACCTGGGCCTCCTTGATGAGCACGGGGATGGTCTTGATGGCTTCTTTCCTAGCCCGTATGCTGGCCCGCTCTACCTTGGCAGCGGCGCGGGCCTTCTTTGCCTGGGCGCGCTGGGCTTTCTCAGCCTGGGCTGTGGCGTAATCGCTGATGCATTCGGGATGGATGCGCTGGCCGGGTGCCAGCCGGGTTTTGCATTGGGGGCAGCGGGTGCGGATCATGCAACCACCTGCGAGTAAACGCCATGCTCTGCCGCCCAGGCCATAACAAACTCGGACAGTTCGGCGCATTCGGCCTTGGTCAGTTGGCTAGTGCGACGGAAAACGATGTCAACACCATGTCCGTCAACAGCGGGCAGCATCTCGATAGGCTCTCCCCGCGCACGCAGCCATGCAGCGGTGAGCAACCGCTTCCATGTGTCCACATCCCGCTTTGCACCGGCCCATTCGATCTGCTTGCTGATTTCAGACAGGCAGGCGTGCAGCAGGCGGTTCTGCGCATCGCTGCGCTTCTCTGGGCGCACTTCCAGGGTCAGCCTGTGCCCCGCCATCAGCCACGCCTTGGCGTGCCTCCACGCGGTCTCTATAGCCTGATCGGCCTGCACCGGGTTGATAAGTGGGAGGGTTATGCGCTCAGTCATCGCCGCGCACCATCCTTCCGGCCTTGCACATGTCGTCAAGCTCGTGGCTTGCCAGCTTGTCCAGCTCTGCAATGGCCCGCTTGAGGTACACGGCCTGGTCTAAAGCCTCTTCCAGCGCGTGCTGAAGCCACTCGCGCAGGGCAAGTGGGTTGTCAGCCACGGTCGTGCCGTACTTTTGAATGCCCTTTGCCTGGCGTGCGGCGATTTCTGCGCACAAATCAGCCTCGATGCCGGTTGGCATAGCAATGAATACCGGGTCAGCCATGGTTCACTCCCCAGCTTTTTGCCGTGCGGGCAAGGATTTCCCCAGCCAGAGCACGCGCGCAGCGCTCACCGCGTCCGATGCGGGGCTGTGTCGCTTGCATGTGTGGATCGGGGACTTGTAGGCCCAATTCGGCCCCAGGGCGCATGGCGCAAATCTGTGCTTTGCCATTTCCCCGGCTTTCTTGGGGTTCCAGTGTTTGCATGTGGCGCACTTATTCGTCTCCATACAAACGGCGCACCTCTTCGCGCTCAATCAATACGCTGCGCAGGCTGTCGGCTTCAACGCGGCATGCGTCCACAGAGCCGAAGAAAATCAGCAAATAGTCGTTGGTCTTGCACTCCGAAAAAAACCGGCGCCCGCTCTTGGCCGTTGCGCTGAGTGGTTCGACGTGAAAGCAATTGCCCCGCTTACTCCAGAGAAGCGCGTGTAGTTCTGTTGTCATGTGTGTGTGCCTCAAAAATCCGCGCCACGTCCGGCGCTTGCTGTTGTCTTTTGGCGCGTCGGCACGTCGCCGATCCAATCGCCCATTTGCTGGTACTTGCCCACGAACTCCAGCGGTATCACCCCCTGCGGCCCGTTGCGATGGGCGACAATTTCCAGCTCCGAGTAACCCTGAAACTCCTGCAGGCGCTTGCTCAATGGGTGCGCCCAATCCGTGAACAGCACGGCAATCTGGTCTGCTGCGGCCTCGATGGCGCCAGAGTCGCGCAGGTGGGTCATGGTCGGGCGGGCGAAATGCTCGTCAGCCTTACGGCTCATCTGACTGAGCAGCACCACAGCAATGCCCAAATCCATGGCCATTGCCTTGATGCCGTTGACGATGATGTCAAGCTCACGGTTGCGGTTTTCTTCCCCCGCCCCGCTCATCAGCTGCAGGAAGTCGATGAACAGCACATCCAGGCCGTGCGCGCGGCGAACCTGCAGCGTCTTGCGGCGGATGTCCATCAGGGACAGAGCGCACTGGTCGTCATGCACCAGATGCAACTCGCCCAAACGGCGGGCCGCATCGGTCACGGCCGCCCACATGTCGTGGTCTTCCGCCTTGGCGGCCAGGATGCGGGCCAGGTCGAACGGACCGCTGGCGGCTGTGTGCCGGTGCATCAGCTGGCTGATCGGCATTTCTTGGCTCAGGAACAGCACGCTATGGGTGCGGGCAATGCTGCGCGCCATCGTGAGCGACAAGGCCGTCTTGCCATGCTTCGGGCGTGCGCCCAACACGAACACCTCCCCCTTGCGCAAACCGCCGTTCAAGATGCGATCAAGCCCGCCGATGCCGGTGGAGATGGCCGGGTTCTTGCCTTCGCTCATGTCCTGCAACAGTTGCAGGTAGTCGGCCAGGGATTGATTGATGTGCTGCGGATCGCGCTTGGCCTTGACCGTTGCCAGCTTCGCAAGAAGCATCTGCGCCTTGTCGATCTGCTCTGCCGAATGGTGCCCAGGCGTCATGGCAAGGTCTGCAATGTCCGAACCGGCATTCATCAACTGGCGCAGCCGGTAGGTGTCCATGACCAAGCTGGCATAGCGGCGAATGCTGGCAGAGCTTGGGACGTAGCTCGCCAGCTCGTGCAGCTCGTGCAACTCGATGGCGCGGCCCTTCGCCTGCATTTCCGTGAACACCGAAACAACATCGGTCGGGTGGCCTTGCTGTGCCAGGGACTGTATGGCGCGAAAAACGTCCGCGTGGTGCTCGCTGTGGAACGCCTCTGCCGTCAGGTCGGGAACCCGGTTGATCGCTTCGCCGTCCAGCAGCAGAGCGCCCAGCAGACCAGCTTCCGACTCCAGGCTCGCGGGGATGGTGCGGATTTCACGCATTTGCGGCCTCCCGCTTCTCGGCGTGGTACTTGCCGGAAAGTACCTTCTCGAAGTTCGATGCGTTCACCAGCCAGCCGAGATCGCAGCCGGTGAATGCGCCGGATTTTCCGGTCAGAAAATCGCTGTCGGCCACGAAGGCAAAGTACCGGTCGAACCACGCGATACCATCCTGCGCGGACTCTGCCAGCCGCTCGCCGATGCGCGGCCCACGCTCGTGCTTTGCCGTCAACACCCAGCGCCAGCGAGAGCGCATGGCCTTGCCGTTTTTGCCTCCAGCGAACAGCGAACGGCGCACGTCAGGCAGCTCTGGCAGGTGTTTTTTGTAGCTGTCGATCAGCTTGTCAAACGGGCAAGGCGGAACGCCATCATCGGTTTCGTCATCGGTCGGTTTCGCAGAAGCCGACAAAGAAGCTTTAGCTTCTTCTTTATCCTGCTCCTGTTCCTGTTCCTGTTCCTGATTCGCCATAGCCTTCGCGGAAGGCTTCGCGGAAGGCTTGGGCGAAGCTTTTTCTTCTGCGTTTTTCCTGGTCTGTAATATCTCGTCAAAGGCTTCCACATAGGGCGCACCCATGGCTCCAAGGGCCGCGCGAATGCCAGCGATGGCCTCGCGCTTCAACTCGCACTCGGGGAGCAAATCCATCTCAACACGCCAGCTGCGAACCACATTCGGGGACTCCGGCTTGTTATGCTGAACAGCCTTCGGGAGCCATACCAACTTGGCTTTGAAGTCTGCTTTTGCCATGCCTAGCTCAGAGACTTCGCGGAAGGCTTTGTCAAAGTCTTCCTGCTCCCAATCAAGTTCCTCTGCCATGGCGGCGCGGCCGACGCGAAATAGGCCTGGGATGGCGGTGGTGTGCGGCCCGGTCAGCAGGAAGAACCACAGCCCTTGGCCCGACGGCGGGATGCCAGACAAAGCGCGGAATTTCTCATCCGACCATGTACGCACTTCGATCTTGCGGTAGCGGCTCATGCACACTCTCTCTGGAACTTGGCGTCAGTAAGGCCGGCCTTGCGGGCGTTGCACGAATCACACAGGCACTGCATGTTGCTTGGGTGATGGCGCCCTCCGTTCCTGCGGGAAACAATGTGGTCAGCTACAAGACTCTCGCGCGCCCCGCATCGCACACACCTTGCGCCGTCGCGGTGAATGACAAACTCGCGCAAAGCCCGATGAGATGGAATGCGCATCTTCAGACGGCCTTTGATAGTCGGCTCGGCCCATTGCCGCCCCAGGTGGTCGATCCAGAAGCCAGGGGGAGTAATTCCGTATGGGTGCATGGTTGCCCTTTCATCGCCCGTTGGAGAAACCAGCGGCAGGCAGACGGGCATGTCCTGCTTTTCGCTTGCGGGGATCAGCCGCTCGCTAGCCGTGGTGTCAAAACTCATATGCCAAGCCGCTCTGCAATAGCCCGCATGGCTGCGTCGTACTGCTCAGGCGTAGCGCCAGGGTTTGCAGCAACCCATGCGCGCTTGGCGTCCTCGTATGCGGCCCAGCTCACGACAGCCCCCGCGTAATGGCCCGCGTCTTGTCATTGCTGGCCTGGGACTGTTCGCGCGACTCAATCACGATGCTGTGCCGCGCAGGCTCAAGGTATGCCTGCCATTTGCCAGCGGCGTTCAGCACGCGAGTGGTGCCTTTTGTGGTGATGGGAGTTGGCTTCTTGCGCTGCGGTAGCAGCTTTGCCGGGGCGTCTGCGCCGCGTGGGCGAGCGAGATGGAAGGCGTTCATGCTGCTGCGTTCTCTGCTTTAATGCGAGATTGTTGCTTGATGGATGCGGCGAGCGCTTTGGCGCGGGCATCTTCTTCTCGAAACCACTTGGGCTTGAGTAAGCGTAGCTGCCATTCGCGGGCTTTTGGTAGGTTTTCTCCCCATTGGGAGACAGCGCTAGGCGTAACCTCCAGCAAGGCCGCAAGCGCATTCGTGCTTCCTGCGCGGTCGATGGCTTCTTTGGTTTTCATGGCTCGCATCTTAGGCGTAAAACCTTGAACTTACAAGCCCCCTAAAATTTATTTACGAAACTGCTTGCGTCTTGAGTTTAGTTGGCTTACTATTCGTCATCGCAGCAAAACGCAGCGACAGGGTGACAAGCCATCGAGCAGGCCACCGACAGGAACCTTAAAAACCAACCTCCTGCGGTTCGCAAGACAGCAGGCGCGCACTCCCGGCGTAAGAGGGAGTTGACGGGGTGCCATCGAAGAACAGCAAGGCACTGGAACGCGATTGCCTCGGGTGAGGATTGGAAGTCGCGTGAAAACGGCACTGATACAGATCAGCAAAGCGCAGCCAGTGCGCAGCAGGAGCCCGACTACTCGGGGAGATGCCTGCAACGGCTTCGCAAGAGGCCGAGAACCTGAGCCGCGTGACAGGCGGCTGAGGTTTTCAACGAAGGAACGCCATGAACGACGCCGAGTACCGCGCAGCCATTGACGAACTTGGTGCACGTCAAACCTCGGCCTTCAGGCCATGGAAGGAAGCAGTGAAGACACTCAAGCTTCGCGTCAAAGACAAGCACGCCGGCGTGCTTCGGCGCATGGCTCGCGACGTGAATCAGGTGTTCAACTTCGCCAACGAAACCAGCAGCCGCGCGATCCGTGAGCGTGGCAAGTGGCTGAGTGCCTACGACCTACAGAAGCTCACCGCTGGCTACAGCAAGTGCGATGGCGTTACGGTCGGCAGCGACACCGTCCAACTGGTGTGCGTGGAGTACGCGGCACGCCGCAAGCAGTTCAAGAAGACCCGCCTCAACTGGCGCGTCAGCAACCCGGAGTCGCCCAAATATTCGCTGGGCTGGATTCCATTCAAGGGCGTCCAGGTGAAGCATAAGGCTGGGCAAATCCATTTTGGAGGGCACAAATTCAGTCTGTGGGATAGCTATGGGTTGAGCAGCTTTGAGCTGCGGGCCGGATCGTTCAGCGAAGACAGCCGTGGACGCTGGTATTTCAATGTTGCCGTCGAGGTCGAGGTTCTTCCCAGCCAGGGGGCATCGGCTGTTGGCATCGATTTGGGTCTGAAAGAGTGCGCCACCACAAGCGACGGCGACAAGCTGCAAGGACGGTGGTTCCGCGAGCTTGAGCCGCAACTTGCAGCCGCGCAGAGGGCGCGGAAGAAAAAGCGCGTCAAGGCGATACACGCCAAGATTGCGAATCGCCGCAAGGATGCAATCCACAAGTTCACCACGAACCTTGTGAAAAACAACGCCGCCATCGTCGTGGGCGACGTGGCCAGCGCCAAGCTGGTCAAAACCAAGATGGCCAAGAGCACGCTGGATGCGGGCTGGGTCATGCTCAAAACCGCTTTGGAATACAAGTGCCGTCAGGCAGGAGTGGTTTTTGATGTAGTGAACGAAGCGTATTCAACCCAGACTTGCTCGTGCTGCGGGGTTACTCCCGCCAGCAGTCCGAAAGGTAGGGCAGGTTTGCGAATAAGAGAGTGGACTTGCAGCGGATGTGGAGCGGCACATGACCGGGACACGAATGCTGCCAGGAATATTCTCGCGGCGGGGCATCGCCGTCTTGCAGAAGGAATCCCCGTCTTTTCAGGGCGGTGAGGATGTCAAACACAGGAGAGAGACATGGGCGCACCACGCAGCGGCGACACCATCACCTACACGCGGCTGGACGGCACGACATGCACGGCCAAGGCGGTGCGCGTCGAAGGCAATCTGTGCTGGACGGACTACGGAAACGGCGATGTGGAGCCCTTCATCTGGCGTTTCCATGACGGTCTGAACACCATGCACGACTGGCCCGGCAAGGCCACCCAGTAACCCCCACTCCCCGGCAGTGCCGAGGACATCAACCAATTCGCCCAGCGCCTCTGCCCCATTCGGTACGCGCTGGCTATCACACACAGCCCTCAATGCGAGGGCTTTTTTCTTGGAGCCAGCATGTACCTGACCACCAACCCCCACTCCGACGCTGAAGCCTATTTCAGCGACATGCAGGAACACACCGACCGCCTGCATTCAATCGAAGCAGAAGCCGGTTCAGCACTGCGATCTGCCCTGGCCTGGGGCTCTGGCGAATGGCTGGGCCTGCGCAGCATCCGTGACCGCATGGCGGGTGAAGTGATTGCCGAGCTGGCAGCCACTGAAGAAGGCTGCGAAGCAATCACAAAAGCCCTATCCACCCTTGCGCAAAGCAAAGCGCCAGAGGCGACCGGCGCCATCTGGTCGCTGTCGGATGTGTGGGTCAAGACGCTGGGCAAAGAGCTGGAGCAGGCAGTTTCAACACGCAGGAGCAAGCAATGATGAACGACACCACTCGCACCTACCCGCGCACCCTAAGACAAGCCTTCGGCATGTCACCCGAGGATGCGCAGGCCATCTATGTGTATCGCAAGCCGCTTGCAGAGCGCGTCGTGATCTGGCTGCTGTTCCGATTCGGCTGGGCGCTGGTGCTGCTGGCAGTGTTTTTGCTGTCGGGCTGCATTGGCCCGGATGACGCAGACACGGCAATCCTGATTGCACAGGACTTGCAGGAAGCCGTACAGCAGGCGAAGGATGAGCAATGAAGCGCCTACGCGAAGCCATCCAGCCCTACCGCATCTATCGCCAGGTCAACCCGCCATTGCGGGCAGCACGCTTGGCGCGGCTGCTCGCCGGGGACTGACATGGACTGTCCAAGCGGAAAAGTAATCCACACGCTCAAGACGGCAAAAGCTGCAAGCAAGCGCGCAAGGCACCGCACCGAACTACCCCTCACGCCCTACCGCTGCAACGAATGCGGGCAGTGGCATGTGGGCACTAGAAGCGGGCTCAAGCGCCCGGTCAAGACCATCTACGACAACCACCAAATGAGGATGACATGACACATCCAATGCTTCAGGAATCGTGGGACGAGGCTGCGGCCTGCGCCCAAATTGAACACGACGAAAACCAATCTAAGGAGAGTACAAATGGACAACATGAAACTTTGGCACTCAG